GCTGGCAAATATACAGCATAATCTCTTTGGAATGGTGATAGGTTAACTGGTGAATTACTCATCTTGACTTAATATCTCTGTTATTTTTAATTGTTCTTCTGCGCGGGCAAGTTCTTTTTTAGCACGATTTATATTTTCTCTAGCAATTTTAACAGCAGGATTATCGTTGGGCAATGATAAAAGAACTTCTTCTTCAACCATCTTCTTTCTTACCCAATCCATCATAGTTAGAGCATATTCATCTAATGCAACAGTTGCATAACTAGATGGCAATGTCTTCCAACTAGTATGGTCAAATACTTGCAAATCTGAACCCCATACACGAACCATTCCTTGTATGGGATTTTCATTAGTTATGCTAATGTAAGGTACACTAGTGTCACCACCTGATACCCTAACACCTACACCGCCTGCTAGACCTTTTATCATGCCTGTGCTGGGATAATATATTTGTAAGTAGCAATGCCGCTGTCTAAGGTGATCTGCATAGCACCTTCATCACTAAACCCAATTTTAGCATTGTTAGCATCGGCAATTTTCAAAATGCTTAATACGCTGTTTACTGGCCAGGTCCAACCTTTAGTAAGAGTACCAACAACGTCTGTGGCAAAAATAAATTCACCACCGTGGCTGCTAACATCGCCGAATGTAAACTTCAAATTGCCACCATCTGTTTTGGCCAAGAAAGTTGTATGTTCTGTGTTAGCCCCTGCTTGGAATTGAAAACGTTGAATAGCACTTACTGTTGGTTCAACTTCAACATGCCATTTAACACCACGGAACTTAACAGTTTTCAACTTCTCATTGATAATGTCTTGATTCATAAAGCGATAGTCATTTTTAAAGTCGCCGTCTTTGTTTTCAAAGTGTAGACCAACTGGAATAGTTTCGCCATTGCGTTCGGCAGTAACTACCTCAATTTTAGCATCGTCTTGATATTCTTTACCATCTAATAGATAGCGTAGTTTTTCAAGTTGTGGCATACCATATGTGCCAATCATGTCTGGATGTGGATCAGCAGTTTCTGCATACATAATAACACTACGGTCATCTGCCATAGAGTCGATTAGAGTTTTTTGTTCTGTGCCTGTTACTTTAACAATATTTAGAAAGCCTAATTTGTTTGTATGTGCAACAATGTCTTGTAGAATAGATTTCATAATAATAATTTCCTTTGTGTTAGTTTATTTAGATTTAGTGAGAAAGTCAACAAATATTTTACTCAAAGTCAAACAGTGACCCAAAGTTATTTGTTTGTGTAGTAGATTCTAGATCCCACTCTAGAACTCCAATGAGGTTATCGAGTTTATTATTGATAATAACGGTTTCCATATCAGCATGATCAAATGGCAAGTCTTGAAACCATTTAGGTAATCGTAGTTCGTCAACTGGATATGCTACGCTGGTATATCCAAGAGGATTGTCTTTTAATTTACAAACAATAACTTTCATACCATCAACAATTTGTTGACTATATTTGTCACCATTCATACGTTTAAGAGTATTCCAATTGATACTAGCACGAACATGTCCGGGCATATTTGCTTTACCTGCCTTACGTTCTTTTTCTTGATATTCAGCAATATTATTAGCACGTTTAGGACTGCCTTTTTCCCAACCAGGTCTAGCTTTAAACTCAGTTCTAAATTCATTAATCATATCAAGAATTTCTTCTTCCTGACTACCATTTAGAACTTTTGTAAGAACTTCTTCAAGAAACTTTTGCATAAATTCTGGAGTATCACTACGCTTCAAATCCAATCCCATGGCTTTAATTTTGCCAGGTTTAGTTTCGCTGTCATATCTCTTGCCATCTTTGTCATAGTACAATACAGCATAACGTTTCTTGGTAATGAACAAACCTTTAATAGCAACAATTTCACGTCCTGCTTTGATAACTTCACCACGACTCTTTGGACAGTGGAAAGAATCAAGCATGAACTGCGGAAATGTAGCATTAACATTATCTGCAATTGTATTATATAATTGGATAGCAATATCTTTATCCCAAGGAATAAGTTTCTTTTGTATATCAATTTTTAATGTATTGTAGGCAGAGAAATAACAACTGTCTGTATCACCGTATATAATACTCTTACCAACGTGATCAAAATCACCTGTAATAACTTCGTTAACCTTGCCTGCCATATGACGAGCAATAGCACGACCAGTTAGTGTAGTACTTTGTCCAATACGTTTGTCAAAGAATCTACAACCCGGATTCAAAATAGCACCATACAAACTGTTTAGATTAATCTTCTTAACCAACTGACGTTTGTCCCAATATTCTTCTTCAATCTTATTACCAGCATCTATAGCCGCTTTAAGTTTCTTCTGCATATCCTTACGTTCACTATACCAACGAGCCAACAAGCCTGGAATAATACCTTCTTGTTCATAGGTAAAGATTGTACCATTAGCACTGAGCATCCACGGTTTATTGCTTTCATAAATTAATCTATAAGCCTCAGCACCACTTATTATATCCTGTTCTTTATTTTCCCAATCAATAGTAAGTTCGTATGCACGGTCTTGTCGAATCACTGCTTCGTATTCTAAACTGCCAAACATACCCTCCCATGCAGCCGCAAAGGATTTTTTATGTAAAGTCATTTGTTCGTGAATAAACTCATCAGTATTGGTCTGACGTATTTGCCCTACAATAGTTTCTGGGCCCATGTTTAATGCACGAATTACACTTGGGTATAGACTGTTAATGTCCATGCTGCCAATGTAATCATGTAATCCTTTTTTAGGATATGCTACATAGGCACCGGCGGCTTGATATGTTTCACTTTCGTCACGCTTGGCACGACTTGGAACAATCAATCCTCTATGATGTGCTTCATTAACAATTGCTTGTTCTGTTACTGCTACGGCACCCATTGTGGTCTGTAGTAATACCGTACATTCATGTGCCAATGTGTTGGCAAGATCAATAAATTTTAATTTTTTATCTAACTTGTCAAGAAGCGCGGTATCTTGTCTATTGTATTCAATAAACTTGCGGAAATCTTTATTGTATAATTGATCCAGTGTACCTTCATAAACTGTCTTACTTTCGCCTATCTCCATTTCTCCAATGGCGTCAAGCCTGTAGGTGTGGCGTTCTTCATAGGTATACTTGCGGTACAATTCGAGACTGTCCAGATGAACGCGACCAATAAGATCATAAGTAACAGCCTGTTTCCCATATTTCTCATATTCTCTTTTCTTTGGAAATTGATCCCACAAACAAAATCTACGTGTATCTTCTTTACTTAGTACTTTTGTAACTCTATTTACAGTGTAAGGAATATCGAATCCTTCACTATTCCATCCACTTAAAACATCGGCATCTTCGATTAAATTTAGAAATGCATCTAACATTTCTGCTTCTGTTTCAAATAATATAGTATTAGGAAAGTCTTTAACTTGTTCTTGTGCCTCTAACATAGTCAATGTCTTTGGAGGAACAGCAAAGCATACCAATGTGTCTAACCATTGTAGATGAACAGCAATTGCTGTAATTGGCATGAAGGCATCTTCGGGAGTGCTATAGCCACGTTCTGGATCAAAGTCTACCTCGATGTCGAAGAATGCCACATGTAGTTTTGGTGGATCAATGCCGAGATAATGATCTTCCAAACATCGGAATGCTGGTTTAATATCGCTTTCGTAGAGTCTACGTTCTCCGTGGATACGTAGTTCTTTCTGGAAGTCCTTGTTGTTTCTACAAGTAACTTTATTTAGATTCTCACCGTAGATTGATTTGTACTTACCCTTTTGATCGGGATAATAAAAGATGAATTTGGCAGGATATTCTTGATAGATTCTGCCCTTCTTAGGATCACGTTCAACAACCTTAACGACGTCTTTGTCGCGATCCCACCATGCGTCAACATATGACATATAATTTTTCCTCCTCGTGATTTAATGGCTCACTGACCTTCTTATAATCAATTATGGCTGATTCAACCTTACTCATAAAATATTTATCATCCTGATCAAGCCGATGCTATCTATAGTGACTAGCAATGTGTAGTTAGCGAGCATGCCAAAAGATCTACGGCTATAACAAGCCCACCCATACATAATACACTGGCTAATAAAAATAGGATAAAGAATGATAAGAGGTGGAGTGGGTACAGTGAGCGCCATAGTGACCGAACATCCGATACTAAGCGCCCAAGCCGTAACCTCAACGATAAAACGTAAAGGGTATGCTCTATAGTCATTACGTATCCAATTAATGATGTTTACTAAATGATCATTCATCAGTACGACGATGTGAATGTCCGGAGATATCCACAATGGTTTCTAGGTCATCAAATTCTTTCCAAACTTGATCCCATTGATCCTTTTGTGCAATGCGAATTGCTTTTTTGATTACACTGGGTTTAACTTCCAGTTCTTCTGCCACTGCGGCAATAGTTTCCTTTAATCCTTCTGTAAGATCCTGAATTTCCTGCAGAACTGTAATTCCTTCTGCTACTATCTGTTTAATTTTGGCCTGTTCAGGCGCTCCAAATGATTTACCCATAAAAAATCTCCTTGTAAGTAAGTATATACTCAACAAGGAGTCTTGTCAAGGTTTATTTTATAAACGAGCGTCTATAATGTTCCAATTGATAATTTTCCAATGATTAGTTAGATACCCTTTTTTGTCTGCCTGGTAGTCCAGAGCCCAAGAGTGTTCCCACCAATCTATCAGTAGTATAATATCATTCTTAATTTGATGATTTACAATAGTTTTGATCTCACCATTACGAGCAAGGTATACCCATCCGCTTCCTTGTATACCCATTGCCACTTTGGTAAATTCTTCCTTAAAATTATCAAATGATTTAAAGTGTTGATCAATAAACTCTTTGGATGCACCAATTGGTGTGTTGTCTTCATCTGGAATTTGTAGTTGTGGAAAGTACATACTATGTAAAAATGCACCTGCTTCGTTGAAATCTAGATCACCTTCACCGGCATTAAAGCGATTAACATAAGTTCTATATAGTTTGCCATAATGATAATCTATAGCATCTTCACTTAGTACAGGTTCGAGGGCATCGCGGGCATAGGATAA